CAAACTCATTACGAGCTTGATTATCCGTATCTACATACGTTCCATAATACCCACCTGCTGCTACTGCAACTGGATCTTCAGCAGAAGGAGGGACAGGAGATTGACCTCGCTGCCCCTCTTTTCTGTTAATTTGGAAGCCAAATAACTGACTCATGATTATCTATTTAACTTGTGCGCTTCCAACTATTTATCAGACCACGCCAATGCCAGAAACTCCATCTCTGGATCCTGCTTCAGCGGTGAAGTAAGAATACTGCCACTCAACAGTAAATTCTTCAATCTGATCATTGCTATCATAAGCAAGATCGATAGGAGAAACATTAGTTGGGAAGCAATACTTCAGAGTATATGCTCTGAGAATTGATCCTTCTTCGCTCGCATCTTTTTCGAGTTGCTTGACAGAAAGATCTGCCATGTAACCAGAAGTAGTTGATGGAGTAAAGAGTGGGGATGTATTTGCTTCGTGGGTGTTGATGTTATTCGCCCATTCTTCAAAGAATCCGCGAAGTTTGAAGTCCTTATCGTTGAAGAAAGTAGCAGACCATGTATCAAAGGTGCGATCACCAGCGATTTTGACTGTTCTTCCTCTGAAAGGAACTTCGATCACACCTAGATTTGAACCTGGTAGAGCAGCAGACTTACAAAGAATATTTGTAAGGTTTAGATCCTCGCCACCCTTTGAAAGAGCGTCGGGAAACTGAACGTCCACCAAGAACATATTGGGCTTAACGCCCTGACCGATAGTTTGTAAGAAACTAGAAACGTTTGACAGTGCCATTGTTGTTTATCTCGTAATTTTTTCTCTATAGTTAATGATCATCTACCGATGACTTCAGCAAACGAAACGCCCGTCTTCGTAGCAGTTACAGTAACTGTTACAAAATTGATGGAGCGTGTAGGCTTGAGGTAGAGTTCAGCGACAAACTCATTTCTGTCGATGACTTCTGGTGTATTGTTTGTATCATCACAAACAACCAAAAAGTCAACAACACCTCTACGTGCTTGAACTTCAGCAAGATAAGAAGTCATTGAAGCAGCAAATGCTCCACGAGTCGTGCTGTCGTTTTGCTCAAAGAGTACGCTTTCTGCAAGTCCTTTTGCTCTCTTCTCAACGTTGAGGAATAAACGACGAACGTTAATTCTGTCAAACGCAGAAGGTGAAGCAAGACCGGTCTTATCTCCAAAAAGAACAGGACCAGAACCAACCATTGAGACGATTGGGTTTACTCTATTTGTATAAAGATCATCACGTTGTGCTTTGTTTGGATTGAAAGCAAGTTTTACAACATTCTGAATACCACCACGATTCAAACCAGCAGGAGAGAACCAGTCATCAAGGATAGAAGAAGTTGAAACACATACACCAGCAACATCACCGTTGCAACCGATATAACGATACTTGTCGTTGAAACGATCGTATGTATACTTAACACCACTGTCTAAAACAACGTATGAAGAAGAACTAATGTTATCAAAGAACGCTACAGTATTTGATAGTTGTAGTGCTGGAGTTAAAGCACTGCCACCAGAAGTAGCTACTTGAGTACCAGTCCAAGGAGAAAGGAAAGCAATACAATCTTTTCTGCTATTAGCAACAGCAGCAACTGCTTGTGCTTTAGAAACGGTGTCTGCTTCATCAGCGGCATTGCCACCCATCAAAATAAAGTCAACAGTTGTTTGCTCTGTATCTAGGAACTCGTCATATGCTGCTTGAATTTCACCTGCAGTATATGCGTAGTCATCAGTACCACCAGTTAAAGCACCACCTGCAGTAGGCAGAATTCTTGCTAGTGATAGTGGGGAAGCAGCAGTAGCACCATAAGATGCGGCAGTAGCACCGGGATCTTCTCCACCACTTGTTACTTCAGATGAACCAAGACCAACACCAGCATAAACATATCTGGAATACTGATTTACGTAATCCTTCCAATAAGATGAAGCACCTTCTGGCGTTTTGCCATCAGTTAATTTTGTGAGATACGTTAGTCTCTCAACAATAGTATTGGTTGCTGTGTCAACAATAGCAACGTGTACTTCGTCATTTGAAAGGAAACGCTCAGCAGCATACGCAGAAGTGCCAGGGCGAGGACCAATTGCTTTGTAAGTTAAACCAGTTGAAGCGATTGCTTGTGAGTTGTAATCCCAAACAGTTGCTGTATCACCAGATGCTGGATTTGGAACAGCAGAACCTTGTACAACCGAGAAACTATTGGCATCAATAACTTCATATACTTCGTGTGCTACAGAAGAATCATCTGTATATGTGCCACCAACTGCTAAACCATGACCGGTTTTTGTGATTACATAATCAGCACCACGGTCAACAACTAAAACACTAAGGTTGTTGCCTTCCGTACCAGCATAGCGAGCAGCAAACTTCTCGGAAGTTACGCCAGAATCAAAAGCATCCTTATCACCGATAAGAACACCACTACCACTTTCAGTAGCATTTAAAACTCCAGTAGCAGCACGAACAACTCCTAACTGTCCACCGTAGCGGAGGAATTCTGAAGCAACCAACCAATCTCCAGCGTTAGCCTCGGATGGTGTGCCGAATACATCAATAAGTTCTCTTTCAGAACCAATGTTTACAATTTTGCCTACTGGACCAGTGCGGAATGAAGAAGCAATAGCACCGCGAATAGCGGTAGCTCCTACTACAACAGCATTGGAAAAATCACGTTCTCTAATAACAACACCAGGCGAGACTTGACTTGCCATGTTTTATACCTCTTTAGATATCAATTTTATCTAAATCTATTTAGATTTTTGAATGCTTCAGAGGTGGTGAACAATACATGAACTACCAATCTGGATATCCCCAATCAGTAAAAGGATCTCTCTTTTTTCTAGATTCCATAACCCTTTTGACGGTACACTCTTTACATTCGTATGCGTATGCTGATGGATGTCCCTTCTTAGTTTTTCGCGTAAGATAAAAATCTTCTATGAGATCTTTTTTAATTCCACATGATCTACATTTTCTTTCTTTAAATAGGATATGCTCCAGGGAAAACTGATCTTCTATATTCATCAGTAGTTCCACATGTATCCGACTTCTTCTTGCTTGTCTCCATATTCCCAAAGATTGCCATCTCCATCAACAAAAGTATCATCACCCATACCGTCATCAAGGAAACCAAATGGTGCCATGTCTTGTTCTATCTGATTACGCTGTTCGTCATAGATTCTTCTTCTGATATCCTGGTCTGTCATCTCCTTAAAATATTCCTGCATGACTAACCATGCGAAGAGAACCATACACATTACAAGGTCATCATGATATCCTTCATCTGCTTCCCATGCTTGCTTCTTCTGTACAAACGTAGTAAGTTCTTGGAAGATCTGGAAGTCATTGAATATTAATTTGTCTTCTTCAATAATAGCTTTGAGATTAGAGCAACCAATCTTCTTGACTGTTACACTCATCTTAACACCTAGTTGTGTTTTTGATCCTGAGAATCCTTGACCCACAACTTGACCCGCTCTACCACGCATAGCACACATAAGTACATTAGGATATTCAAGATCATAATTGAGAGTAGCAGCAATAGAATCTCCAATGTCATTTACTTCTACCAGAACGTATGGGTTGTTATATTCTTTACAAATTTGAAAGATTACTGAGGGAAACAGTATAGGTTTAATCTCATTATTTCTGTACTTTGCAACGATTTTATACGGCATCGTGGTGATATCAAACACGAGGAAAGCAGAATAGTCGCCACCAATTCCCCTGGCAACATCGACAGTAATAATATATTCGTGATCCTTTTCGACTCTCTCATAGATATCAAGTCCAGCATTTGATTTAATCGGATCAGCGAATGGTATAGTTTGTAGTTTTGCTGGACTAATTAAAGTGTCAGCAGATCCAAGGAAGTCGCATTCAAACTCTTGCGCGAACTGTCTTGGGGATGTGTTCTTAATTGTCTCTTCTTTCCACTTAGCATCTCTGCCAGGAACTTGAGACCAGTGAACTTCATTAGTAGTGTAATCATTTTTACCACGCCTAGCATCCTCCCACATCTTGTAGAAGTGATTCATGCCGTTGGGCGTTGAAATAATAATTACCTTCGTTGATTTACCAGAAGTAATAGTAGGATAAACAGAGGCAAAGAATTGCTCCGCAACATGGTTTGGAACGAAGGCGAACTCATCGAGGAAGAGAATGTTAAACGACATGCCTCGGACAGCACTTGCAGATGTAGAAGCTGCCAATATCTTACTGCCATT